AGATTCCCAAGAAGAGAAGAGTTATCTTCGAACTCCTTGGGAAATTTTCAAATATTCTGTTCCAGCAGCAGCCATTTACCTCTGGCAAAATATCCAGGTAGTAATGGCATTAATTACTGGATTGGGGACTTGGGCAAATGCTAGTTTTTGGAGTTTAAGGTTGGTTACAACCTGTTATCCAGTTGTTCTAGCATTTGGTCAATCTATTGTAGTTCCTTGGCCGGTGGTGGGTGTCTTTATGGTTGTTATTTGGACCTTTGCCTATTTTCTTCTCAAGATCGCCACCATTTGGGGACGATGGAGGAGGATTGATATGGTTCGAAAGAATATTGAAAATTTTTCCTACAAGTTTGCAGCATTTATGGGTTCTGCTGCTTTTCTTATGATAGCTTATCGTCAGTATGATTGGCTTTCTAGAAAGGTAGCCCCTAAAAATGAGTTTGAATCGAAAGATCCAGCAAGAGTAGCCGGTCTTCTTAAGAAGATGTCTTTTATTACTGCTTATATAGCAGCCGGTTTGCAGATTTATAGTGAGGTTATGAATGAAAGTTCTGATCTCCGTGAAGTTGGCTTCATTGCTCAAGGTGTAAAGATGTTTCAATCTTTTGCTAGTGTTTTTGTTAGGCCAACCTCTTATAATGGTCCTAACCATGTAGGGTTGGAGTGTAAGCATACAACCCATAATTGCAATAAGCCTTGTGGTAATGATTGTCCAAATCAGTTTGACTTCGGGTTGAATTCTGGAAATTTTACTGGAAAGCACGCTGTTAATGATGTTATTTCTTGTTCTCTTTGTGGTTTTAGCGGTAAGCGAACCAGTCATAGAGATGAAAATCCTGGCTGTAGAGCTGCTATTGATCCTGACACAGAAACTCCTAAGGGAGATGTGGTGGATTTGATAGAAGCTGATGGTTGGGACGAAGTGAGAAATGAGATTTATGGTGCCGTTCCAGTAACTTATCCCCATTCATATGGTAAAGTTCCTCTTAGTAGTGATTTCTTTATGAATGTCCAGTCGGACAATGCCCCGAATGGTCAAGTCAGGCCCCATTATTTTGCGGCTGATTGCCGGTTTGGTCATATCACCAAATGTTGTGGTAAGACAGTGAGACATAGTTTGTCCAATTGGCGTTCAAGGTATCCTAGTCATAAGTGTTTATGTCCTAGACCTCTTTTTGATAAGAGTGAAACTTGGTGTTTTTGTCATTCTGAAGAGGATAATATTGTTTGTATGCCCTTTCATGCTGAAACAGTTGATTGGACTGAAACAGAATTTAGACCCCCTCATGAAATTTATTCTAGGTTTAAAAGTTGGTTTATGGGAACAGAGGATCTCAAGAAGCAGTTAGAAATTGTTGGCAATGTTCACGCTATGGTTGTTTTGGCCAGCGTTATTGTCACCAGTTTTGTTGCCTTGACCTTCTATTTCTATCCTGACAAATTTAGAGACTTTCTTTCAAGGGTTGGTTCTCTTTTCCAGTGTGATGCTCTTAGTAATTTTAAGAGGTATCTTGGCTCAAAATTTGAAGCCAAAAATGAGCACCTGTATCCTTTTATTGGTTTTGAAGGTAGCAAGGATAAGGGTAGTAATGTCAGGAAGAATCCAGTAATTCGGTTGAATATGGATGGTTCTCCTAAGGATAATGATCGAGTTGGAGAACGTTTTGATATTGGGGCCCATCCTTTTAATAAGGCTCAAGAAAAGATCAATAAAAGGAAAGATGAGGAGAGAGAAAATCCCGTCTTTGGTGCGGACGAAAATACTTCTGTTTCTGCAAGGCAGGATCGTTATGTTCGACAGAATATAAATACTCAATGGGGCCAAGCTCCTAGACAAGACGATAGTCGAACTCATATTCAGTTTAAACCTGGTTTTATGACCCAAGAGGAATATGACCAAGGATGGCAAAGTGAGGCTGTAAAGCTTAGAGACTGTCTTGTTCAACAGAAAAAGAGGGAATCCGAACTTTTGGAAAGGATATCTAAATTAGAGAGTATGATTAGTCAGACCCCCGTGGTAGACGAGAGTAATCATCAGATTTCGATGTCCAAAGGTAAGCAGATTAAAGACGGAGAAACTATTATAAAGGAGTGTAACTCCTGTGGTTTTAGCGGTAAACGCAAGAATCACAGGGTTGAGCAACCTAATTGTAAGAGTTTTTTACCCCCTAACCCTCCAAAGTTTGAAGGTCCCCAAAAATGTGGAATTTATTGCCCTGGTATGTCGGCATCTAAACTTATTAGAGATGGCAAAACAGTTATTGAGTATAAGTGTAACTGTGTCGTTCCCTCTAAGTTAGAAGCTAAAATGCCTAATTCTTTTTCTGTTAAGATAGCAGAGGGAAGTGCTGGTTATCATTTGGTCGCTTCTCAGATTAATGTTTTATCCAAAGAGAACCAGATTATTGGTAGTTGCATAGCTTATCAGTCTAAGGCTGGTGGAAAAGCTTTGGAATTTAATAATCATTTTTTAGATGAATTCCCCGGTTGTTTTATTAAAGATAACAATGGAGTTGTTTACCCATTAGGTGTTAGGTGTGAGAGGTTTAAGGAAACTGATATTTGCATTCAGTCCCTCCCAAGTAAGTGTAATGTAAAACTTACCCCTATTTCTTTATATGACCAAAATTATAAGAATCACGTATATCTTTTCTCTAATTGGGAAGGATTCCCTTCTATGTCTGTTGGTTCTAATCCCACAGTGGCTAGGGATGTTTCTGGAAAATTTATCCATATCTGCACTAATTATAAGAGTTCTGGTGGAACTTGTGGTAGTGCTGTTAGTACAGATCTAGCTACGATGAGTGGGATCCACTACAAGACTAGTGGTGAAGGGGTATCTAATGAATTTATACCATTTGTTCAGGAACTATATGATTTTATGCATTCTGTTCCTAAGTTTGATTGAAGGGGCCCGGCTTTTGAGTCGGTACCTCGAAGCTGGGATAAAGTACCTCTTGAATTTCTGTCTTTTGATGGTAATTTAAGGTTTAAGGCCGTTTCCCCAGAGCGAATGGCAGCTTATCCGTATAAGCATTTAAAAATTGTGTGTGATTCTGATTATATGCGCATCTATCCTGTAAATGGACCAAACTATACTTGGACTCCTGATAAAGATTGGGAGAAGTATGTGCAGCGAGAGATTGCTGCTGGCAGGTGTGGTTTTGAGCTTATAGAAAGGACCTGTGACTCAATGAAGGTTAGAGCCCTTCGTAATGATGTCGAAGCCCAAATCTTAAAATGTGATGTAGAACCTTCTTACCCTAACACTGGTGTGAGTGAGTTGGCATTGGACCTTGTTGTTCAGTTCCTATCTTATATCAGATCTGGGGTTGGAGAGGCGGGCATGACATTTGAGATGAGTGCTAGTAATGGTCTTCCTCTGAGCAAAATGGGTTTCAAGTGCAAGAGAGATGTGGTTGAGAACTCCAAAGCTAGGGAGTATAATAATAAGTTAGCTGTAGACTTGCGGTATATTGTTGTTGATACTTATTCCGATAAGGACGAGCTCTTAACTAGGGAGGAATTGGAAAGGAGGAAAATTCGTGGAATTTTCAACAGCTCTTTCTTTGGCCTAATTAGGGAGCGTTTTCTTTGGGGTGGCCAGAATGATAAACTTTTGGCCAACTTCAAAAACTCCTGGATTAAGTATGGAATGGTAAAACAATATGGAGGTTTTAACAGCGAGTTACAGCCACTTGAGGCTTTTGAATTTAGGTGGGAGTCTGATGCGTCTGGTTGGGACAGGAAAATTTGTCTTGTGCCCGTGTACCAGATAAGAAATAGGTTGTTGGATTATGAAGGTTTTGAAAATCTTCTTGAGTTGGCTACCCAGAACAATATAAGGCCAGTGGTTTTGTTACCTAATGGCTATGTTGTTGAGAGGGCAACTGGCAATGATAGTGGGAAAAATAATACTACCACCGATAATTCAATAGCCCATTTCTATATCTTGGTTTATCTCTTTGTGAAGAGAATGGTAGAGATTGGTAAGACCCCCAACTTAACTGATATATTCAACAATGTTCATGTACTGATTTATTCCGATGATAAATTAGGTGGAATTAATCTTGACTTCTTCCAGTGGGCACCTGAAGAATTTATTTTGTTTGAACGTGAAGTTTACTCCGAATTTGGATTGGAACTGAAAGCCTCTGCTTGTTTATGGACTGTTGCTCAAAAAGGAGATCGCCTCGATAAGAGGCACTCTTTTTTGGGCAGTTATGCCCATTTTGATAAGAATGCTTGCATGTATGTTCCTTATCCAAGACTTGGGAAAATTTGTTCAACATTAACTCTCAAGTACTCATGTGATGATGTGGAAGTCAAGTTTTCTAGATTTTTAAATCTTTGTATTAATTTGACACCTAATCCAGACTTATTCCATGAATCAGTTCAATTTTTAGCCTTTTATTATAAAGAGCATCCACGTTTTATGTGGAGGTTCAATGAGATTTTGAAATCCATTGACATAGACATGTCTGTTCGCAGGTCATTCTACCGTTTGTACACGGGTTTTGAGAGTGGCCCCGGTCATATTACTAGTGTTCCCTTTGTTTTTTATTGGAACGTGTTAATAATGCATGAGTATGAAAATTTTAAAAATAATATGAGTGCGCAAAACATGTCACGAGTTACTCGAGGTGAGAAACTCTTACAAAGAATGGTTGATGACAAAACTATTTCCGAATGTGGTAAGGATTGGTTAACTATTGCAGTTGATCCTTTCCATGATCATCAATTGAAACATCTGGAAGGTTATCCAGATGTTCAAACCGGAAACAGTGTTGTCCGTTGTATCAAGCAATCAATTACTGTAGCTGCTCCAACTGGGGTAACAGGTAATTGGGATTGTCACATTGTTCAGTGGCCTTGGGTGGTAGCCAATATGACGGCGACCCCCGTAGGTAATATCGCCAATGCTGCTAGGAGTGGCCAGGTTCTTTCTCAGAACATCACTACTCCTGTTTTAAACCAGCCTTGCGGTGGTTTGCAAATTTATTTTGTGCCAGCTGGACAACCTCTTAACATTTTAGCCCCTGGCAATCCTGCTACTGCAGCAGCAACCATCCTGATTGGAACTCTTTCTGTTCCGGTTGGGTACACCCAGGGTGTCAGTAGGCTTATTGGAATGGGTTTTGAGGTCCATAACACGACCTCTCAGCTCAACGTTCAGGGAGCTATAACACCTTGGCGCCAAATGGCTAATGAAAATTCTGATGTTAAGTGGACGGTCTTTGACAATAATACCAATCCTTCTACTAGTACTGCTTCTTTTGGTGGTCCCTTTGTACGTTCCCCTCCAATAACACTTGCTGAAGCGGTGTTGTTGCCCGGAACTCGTACTTGGGAAGCTAAGGATGGCTGTTATAGTGTTTCTACATTTCACACTACTGAAAACCCTGCTGAGCTTATAGCTCCAAGGACCCCTGTAATCACAAGTGCAGATGCTGATGATTTGGAGAGTGTTGTTTCTACAACATCTGTCTTCTCTATGATTCCCGGTCCAATTGTGGCTGGTTCTACACTCAGACCTGTTTCAGCTTTTAGGATTTTTAATATCCATCAGTCTGGAGCTGTATTGACAGGTTTGAGTCAACAGACCACTCTTACAATTAACTGGAATGTTTTCATGGAGAGTTTTCCCAGCAATGCCGAGCAGGATATTCTTCCTCTAGCCACCCCTTCTTGTGAATTTGACCCTGATGTTTTGGATTTATATTCAAGAATAATGGTTGAGCTCCCTGTGGGTGTACCTGTTAGAGAAAATGGTCTTGGTGATTGGTTCTTTGATGCTGTTACTTCGGCGGCCAAATATATTGGCCCTGTTCTTTCCGCATTGCCTCACCCTATAGCAATAGGAGCTGGCCAAATTTTGACTAGTTTAGGCAATGCTAATAAGAAGCCTAAGAAGGCTAAGCCCCAAAAGGTGGTTAATCAACAGCTTCCCCCCCCCAATCAATGGGGGCCACCTCCTATGCCCCGTCCTACTAGAAGGCAGAGGATGATAATGGCTCCCACTTGGGAGGAAGCTGGAGGTATGAACTATGTTCAACCCCGGAGGCCTGGTCCAAGCAAGGGTAAAAGCAAGAAACGTAGGGGTCCCTATCAAGGGTAGACCCCTGGGAGTTCGTTTCCCCCTTTCTTTTGATTTGTGGTGAGACCGCATCGTTGTGGTCCCATAAATCTTTTCTTAT